TAAACGTGGCGCGCTGTTTATGGTGGATCTTAAACATGAGGTACAGAAGAGAGGATTTACTGTTGCTCATATCAAGACAGATTCTATTAAGATTCCGGATGCTACACCGGAGATTATCAAATTCGTCATGGACTTTGGTAAGCGGTATGGCTACACATTTGAGCATGAGGCTACTTACGATCGGATGTGTCTTGTAAACAATGCGGTTTATATCGCTAAGTATAAAGACCCAGATGAGTGTGTGACTATGTACGGATATGCTCCAGGCGATAATAAGAAACATAAGAATAATCCATGGACAGCTACCGGCAAGCAGTTTGCGGTTCCTTATGTATTCAAGACTTGTTTCAGCCGGGAACCAGTAACAATCAATGATATGAGAGAAACTTTCTCAGTGAAATCAGCTTTATATTTGGATATGAATGAGAAATTACCGGACGTATCTGAATACGAGAAGAAACTGGAGAAGTTGGAATCCGATTATAAGAAAGGCAAAATCTCAGATACCACGTTTGAACCGGAAGCTGGCGTACTGCAGGAGCTGATCAATGATGGTCATGACCGTAAATTCGTCGGTAAAGTCGGAGAATTCTGTCCGGTTAAACCTGGCAAGGGCGGTGGCGTTCTCGTCAGAGAGCAGAATGGTAAATTCTACGCAGCTACCGGTACGACAGGATTCAGATGGCTTGAGGCAGAAATGCTGTTGAAGAAAGCCGCGGAGATGGTGACGATTATCGATCCGGAGACTGGAAAAGAGAAAGAGATATCTGGAGCAGAGCTGATCACTGGTAATGATGGCATTGTTGACCGATCATATTATGACAAACTCGTTAATGATGCTATTGAATCTATTTCTAAATATGGTGATTACGAATGGTTTATATCTGAAGATCCGTATATTCCTAAAGAAAAACCATTACCGGATTTTATGAACATTCCAGAAGGCGCTGATGAAGAAGTAGAGTTACCTTGGAATTGATATTCGCGGAGAAATCCTTTCCTATTATGAAAGGAGTGATTTTATGAAGCATTATTTAAAATCCAAAGATGGTGAGATTAAATACACAGTGGACATGTATTGTGAACATCCGAATATGAAAAACAATAACACGGAAAGTGTTGGATGTAACGGTGCTTGCAGTGAATGTAAATATGGTATGGCGACCTTATCACTCAAGGATTTCTATGAAATAATGAAGTACGCGAAAATTGACTTCATTCAATAAGCAAACTGAGAGTCTTGGCTAGAAATAGCTGAGGCTCTTTGTTTTATACAAAATTATATTTATTTAAAGGAGATTAAAAGAATTATGGAACTGACATTTGCACCGAGAGACATTTTACAGATTAACGACGCAAGAATCATTTACAGAAACCTCAGAGGAGAGGGGAGCAAATTCAATCGTGAGGGCGATCGCAACTTCGCAGTGGTTATTCCAAACCAGGAGCTCGCTGATGAACTTATCGATCGTGGCTGGAATGTGAAAATCAAAGAGCCGAGAGACGAAGGTGAAGAGCCATTCAGATATCTCCCGGTTAAAGTGAAATTCAATGATC